CTGAAATCTCCAAACTGGAACTACATGAGGTTACTATTTGTGAAAAAGGTATCAACCCGGAGGCGACATTCCGTATATTGAAGGAGGACACAAACATGAACGAAGATAATGTATTGGGAGAACTATCTACAACACTAGATAGATTGAACGGTCGACTTGACGCTATGGAAAAGGGTGAAATGCCACCCGGCTTGAAAGAGCACATGGAAGGCAAGAAAGACGACAAGAAAGAAGAAGAAGAAGACAAAGGTGAAACTATGGCTGACGAAGACGAAAAAGAAGGCATGTATGCCAAATCAGACGAATACAGCGATGTAATCACAAGTGAATACCTGAACTGGATGGAGAACACATTGAAATCTCAAGGTGTAGACATCTCAGGCGCAAGAGAACACTTTGATAACATTTCTAAAGCAAACCTTGGAAGCACACCTGAGCAAATCGGTGATGGAGCAGAATACTTTGCAGGTCAAGTAAAAGGCCGTGCACAAGAAGGTGGCTCACCATCAACCAACGCTATCGGTAAACTAAACAGTGGCGGTAGTGGAGAAGTTGCTAAGGGTTACTTGCACCCTGACTCAGTAAGTGCATCTGACTTAGAGGCTGCTTACGAAGTTTACAAGGCTGCTGCACTTGAAGAGCAATTCAAGGGCAACCTTGGTGCTGTGTTTGCAGACAGACTACAGAAAGAAATGACAGCAGAAGCAAACGCTAAGGCTGCTGCAACATTTGACGCAAGAACACCTCTTGCTAACATCGAAAAGGCTCTTTCCGACTTAAGTGAAAGAATCGACAACATCAGCAAATCTGTACCATCAGAAGGTGCAATTAGGAAATCTGTTTCCACTGTTGAGGTCCCATCAACTACAGACCTCGCTAACATGGACTGGGATGAGGTACATCGCCTCGCCGGGAGTGTTTGGAACTAAATTAGTGGAGAATAAGGAGAGATAAACATGGCACGAAATTACATGAGGACAATTAACGATATGGAACGCTACTACTACGGTGCAGGTAACTCAATGGGTTACTCCTACACTGGTAGCGAACTATTGAAAGCAGACGCTCCATTGTTGAGCACAACCGCAGGTACATACCAAGCAATCTACGGAAGAAAAGTTTGGTCACAACTAAACCAAGAATTTAACGCATTCTCTATCCTACCTAAGAAACCTTGGGACAGAAGTGGATGGAGAGTAGTTACTGCAAAGCCATCTAAGACAGTTGGTGGAGGAATTGCAGAAAACGGTACACTACCTGACACAACAAAGCCAACATTCCAAAATGTTGCAGCAAAACCAAAGACTGTTGCTCACTCATTCGACATGAGCGAAGTAGCAATCTTCCTAAACGACAAAGATGACGGACTTGGCGACATTCGCTCAGTCTTGAAAGAAGAAATGGGTAAGCACCACGCAGAGCACATCAACGACATGCTAACCGAGGATGTAACAAATGTTGCAGGAAACGACATCGAATCCCTTGACAGAATTACTACTGGTAACAACAGCATGACTTCCGGTACTCACTACGATGCTGGAGACGAAGACATTTACTCTATCGACAGAAGTGCTAACACATGGGCATTTGCAGAAGACTCTGCTGACAGTGGTTCTGCTAACAGAACTCTATCACTTGACCACTTGGATGAGACATTCAGACTCATTTGGGAGCGTGGAGGAAATCCAAAGGTTATGCTAACTGGATATGACACTTTGATGAGAATCCAACAATTACTACAAGCACAACAAAGGTTCATGGAAGAAAAGAGAGTTGTTCCAACCTTTAACGGTGTAAAGGGTGTACCCGGTGTTGAGGCAGGATTTATTGTCGCAACTTACAACGGAGTACCAATCATCCCAACAAAGGAGATGGCATCTGACGGAATCAGCAGAGTTTACATGCTTGACACAGATTATGTCTACTTCTCTACAGCAAAGCCAACACAGTACTTTGAAAGCGGTATTGAAACTGGTGACCCATTCGCTATTAACAGACTTGGACAGGAAGGACTTTACCGAACAATGGGTGAAGTTTGGACTACTTTCTTTGGAGGTCAAGGTTCTATCCGTGACCTACAATGAGGTTAATGGTGATATAACTACAGGAGATGAAAAAATATGGCAACAGAAACAGCAACAAACAAAGGATTGACAATATCTTTCGATGATGGAGATTTTACCACAGGTACTGTCTCGGTTCTTTTGGACCTTGACTTGCGAACAGGAACACCAGTTGATGAAACTGGTTGGTTAGACGGTAACGCTGGTGGCGACTATCCGGGTTCACTAACTGGGTTCCTTGCATCAAACAGTGATGGTAACGCATCCGGTAGCATGAGATTAGTGACTATCGGATTCACACTGGCTGACGCAGCAGAACAAGTACTGGTTATCACAGAAGGTGCTTCAAAAATTGTAGGAGTACTTGGCTCTACTTTCGCAGTAGCAGACAAGGTTCTTTCAGCAGGATTTACCAACACTGGACTTGCTCCAGCGGCTAAGACTGGCGGTACAGACCCGGCAATTGTTTTACACAGTGAAACTGCTGGTGGCGCAGGAACAGTAACAGTGGTACTACTTAACTGAGGTGAGTAGTCTTGCCTAAAGTTACATACATCGGGGGCACTGCTTATCGCAAGATGCCTGATGGTAGTAAGATGGTTTGGCCTAAAAATGTACCAGTAGAAGTCAGCCAAGAATGGCTTGACGAATACAGGGTACAGATATGCACAAGCCCTACTGCTTTCAGAGTAGAAGGCGATGGCGGTGTTACCGTTGATGAAGGTAATGATGGCATTCCTGACGCTGGTTGGACTAAGAAAGACATATCTACATGGCTAAAGGCGAAAGGTGTAGAGTTCGGTGGATACGCTACAAAGGGTAAACTACTCGGACTTGTGGAGGAAACTCTAAATCCTCCCGCACCTGAGCCTGAACCAGTAGTAGTCGAAGAACCAGTATTGGAAGAGACTACACCAATAGAAGAAATTACAGGAGATGAATAAATATGGCAAACACAACAGACCCAAGACCAACATACTTTGGAGATAGAATTATCATTACAGGCACATATACAGCAGGCGCAGGTCCTGAAACAATTGACCTAAGTTCACTTGTATCAAGTATAGATTTCGCAGCAGTGACACCTACTGCTACAAGCGATGTAGGACTACCCGAAGCAGGTGCCAGTGCAAGTCTTATCACAATAAAGACCACTGATGTAGCAACTGTTAGCGGTACTACTCTAACAATCACAGCAGCAGAAGCAGGTCCTGCGGTAGTCGGCGGAACATGGTTTGTAATAGGTCGCCGATGAGGTGGCTTAAATGGCTAACACAGCGACCATACTTGGACCTTTCACCCAAGAGCAAATGAATGCAAAGACTGCAATTCAGTCTGCAATAGTGACCGCTGCTACTGGTAATACGCTGGTAGCGGCGGAACCATTTGAATACCGTGGTAGTATTTACATAATAGTATCAACCAGTTGATAATGTATGGAATCCTACGGCAGTCTTGGGCTTGACGACATAGCGAGATTACAGAAGCGTGGCATCCGTCTGAACGAATCATACGGTGCTTCGGCGGTAGCCGATGAAGAAAACCCTTTATCGGGTTTGACTTTGAAGCAACGCAATCGTAATAAGAATGCTGGTGATGTCCTCAACATAGGCTCAGGTACAAGGTGCAAGCACTGCGGGATGCTTTACTTCTGTTGGGTCGATAAATGTAGGACTTGTAGTAAGCCAATGGAGTTTAATCTTGGACAAAAGGAATGAGGAGGATGAGTCATGCCAGCAGTATTTTCACCCGGCGAGCCTGAAACTCGACCTCTTGACCCTGATGCAATAGTTTACACTACAGGAGATAAGATAGGTCGCTTGTTAGGAATCGCCGCTGGCGAACCTGTTGATGCGGCGGCTGACGCAGTTGGTACTGGTTTTTACATCAGTGGAACAGACCTCAGAGAACATGGCTTTGAGGATGGCGATACTATCTTTGTTTACAGCGACCTCGACCCAGTTGGTACTGATTTTACCATCACTACTCCTGTAGTAGAAGATGTCAGTGGAACCAAGTATGTCAAGTTACCAACTACTATTGCTACACCTGCTAACTATACTACCGCAGCCTACACTGTGATTCAGAACAAAACTATCTTCACCAACGGTAAGAGTCGTGGTGTGACCAAAGATATTGTTAACGAACATATCAGAAGAATACAAGATAGGATTGACAATTATACTCACAATGCTTGGCGACCTTATCTTGTTAGCGCAGAGTATCTTAATTTTGATACTTACAAACCATACAGAAGGCGATATTATACTGATTATGTGGGTACTACTCCCCTATTGTTTAGGAATGTCCAGCAAATACTTAGGTTAGAGATATGGCAAGGAGACAGTTATCGTGAATTGGCTGGAGCAGAGGCGAGACTTGAAGTCTTAGACTCAAAGGGTTTAGCAGGTGGTGCTTTGCTACTTTGTCCGGGTGCCAAAGGCTTTGCAAAATTAGCAGAGGGGAGCAATTCTCAACAGTGGGAATCTGAATTTAACGAAGTTAACACTGCTCAGAATATCGCTGATTTGGTTAACAAAGAAGATAGAGTAGGAAGAGGTACTGTCACATTCACTCAAAATACTGACAGTCCCAGTGGTACTACTTACACTCAACCCGGCTCATCAGGTGATGTAAGCGTGTTTGTGAATAATGAATTTATAGCAAGTGCTAACTCTGATTACGGTAATGGTAAAATTAAGATTACCAGTATGCAACAAACACAGGGCGGACAAAATGCTACCATTGCTAGTAACAACATTAAGAAAATGCCCATAAGTAATACAGAAGCGGTGACCAAAAGTGGAACATTAGATTTGACTGGTGGAGATGGAAATTATTCTATTACATTTACAGATTCTTCTGACTTTGCAGATTACGGATTAGTCATGGTGCCTAATAATTCAGGAGATGAATTAGGAATCATAGGTTATACTGCTAACAGTGGCACTGCTTTGACAGGAGGCTACCGTTTACATGGTAGTTTACCCGGCTCGGTGACAAAGGATATTACTCAGCACAAATTCAAATTAGATTTGAGAGGGACAGACACAACCACGGTAGTGGATGCAGTTAGTGGGGAAACCACAGAAGAAGGTGCATCTACTGGTGACCAAGCAAGACTTAGAGACTGGTGGCTTGACCACGAGATGGGCATTGTTTACTTCAACAACTCTTATCCTTTCTTTGAGTGGAATGCTGTAAAGGCTACTTACATTTACGGAGAGAGGTATGTCGAAAAGGCAATAGAAGAAGCAGCCACCAAACTTGTAGCAAGCGAATTACTCTTGGCTGATGACCGAAGTGTACTGATACCGGAGGGTACTCAAAATATCGACTTAGGTTCAAAGGCTCAGTTATGGCGTAGAGAAGCGATGGAAATCCTGTCTCGCTACAAGGAAGTGGTGGTATTCTCATGACGGCTGACTGGAAAGAGCCACTTGATACAGTTATTGATATTCTCAAGGCTGATTATAATGCAGGTACAGGTCTTGGTTGGAACAGAGCAAACACTGACAACATTAAGCCAGTAGTCCTTGATATTGCTAACGAAGGACCTGAAAGAGGTAAGCGTCTTGATTTACAACGCCACGATTACATACTGTGCTATGAGACGGCTCTAAACGAAGAGGTTCCTGATTTACTGTACAATTTCGTCACTACAAGGGTGAATATCACCGTTGATATGAGGACTACAAAAAGCAGAAGCCGTCTAAGAAAGATGGAGAATGAAATGAGGAGAATTATTCATGTCAACAGGAAAGGAGACGGTGCTAACTTTGACCGTATGATTCTCAAGGTAAGAACTGATTTGAGCGACAGAACCAAGAAGTTGTTCCGACACACCTTCCAAGTAGAGGTCGTTATACTGGCGGAGTTGATACCATGAGCGGGTTTGGTGCACATTACAAGGGTGATGTCTCTGAGGTCACTATGGGTCATGAAAGTGGTCTGTTGATTGAGCACAACCAGCCTCGCAGTTGGAGAGCGACAGATAACACAGATTACACTACGATTCAGTTCAGAGGGACTGGTGCAATAGGTAGCACAAGTATATTTGAAAACGCACTACCTATTCTAAAATATCCTCTTGGTATGCTGATTGGTCAGAAGATGACTTTTCATTCTGTAGCCAGTGGTGATAACAACTTTTCAGAGTATTACAACGACTCTTTCAAAAGCAGAGTTTACACCATAGTAGACCATACATTAGAAAGTAATACTGATGCAGACAATGCTACATTCATCAAGGTAGTACCTGCTCTCAATTTTCCAGTAGGTACTACTACCATAGATAGTGGTACAGGAGATGCTATCTTTTTACATTCCACAGGATTGCCGACTTTACAAGGTGATGCTAACTTCGTCATGAATACGGCAGCATCGTCTTCAAAGGAGGTCAGTATGATTGACCAGTTTGTAGGACTTGCTTCTTTCATGACTCTTCCTGATACAAAAGTAGACTTGCACAGTTATCATGTTGTAGGATTAGGTAGACAAGTTGCAGTTCAGCAAACTGGTAAGGTTCACCACATGGGAGGCTCGCTTGAAATGCCTCTGCATAATCCAAGATGGTTGTATTACAGTCTCGGAAGAGAAGTAGTCAGTAAAGATAAGTGCGGTACAATCGCTCACGCTACAAGTCCAGTTCCATCCATATACGCAAATGTAGCACCGGGTCAAAGTCACATTGATGTGACAAGTAGCGAAAGCGGTAGTGTAAGATTCGGCTCGTCTACTGACGCAGCAGTAGGTGATTACTTGCTAATCAAAGACACTACTCTGACACCTACTACTACTTACAAAACCCCTCAAAAAGATACAGATAAGTACTGGCCTTCTGAATCATCCGGCTCTAACTTGGCAAGTGACGCTGCTCATTTTGAGTGGGCGGAGACAAGTGAGTGTAGAAGAATAAGTGCAATCGAAGGACTTGGAAGTAGTAGATTCAGACTTTACTTGGATGACCCAGTTCAATTCCAGCACACTACAAGTGACACGCTTGAGTTAAGGCATTATCGTGATGACGACTCTGACGGTAGTCCAAATGTAAACACAACAACTCGCACAATTACTAATCATGTTCATCGTCTATTGTTCTCTGCTGAAACAATTCCAAGTTTCTCTTTAGAACACAGCGTCAGGACAAGAGATTTAGGTTCTTACAATGCTACAGGAGAATCCACTGTAGCACCCGGCTCGGCTGGAGACAGCAAGCAACTGACTCGTGTATTCAAAGGATGCAAAGTAGTTGAATGGGAATTGTCATCTACTGTCGATGCGGAATTAAAATACAGATGTGTATTTGACGCACTGGCTTGTTATACAGACACTGGTCGCCTTGAGTCTTCAAACAAGGGAGACAGATACACCGCTCACAGAATGTTTCAAAATACTGCTGATACTCTCAAGAATAGAAAGTCCAGTGGTATAGCAAACTGCTCTGAAAAGCCGTTTATGTTTTACAACGGTACAATCAGTGCATTCGACCAAAACCTTGCGTTTGTAAGTGCATTTGAACTGAGGGGTAAGACAGGTGTGGAATTATTCCATACCATACAAAGCAATCCTGTAGCGGAGTCAGTTGACTCATCTACTAAACTCAGCCTAAAGCAAGTGCCTTACGGCGGTACTCGCAATGCCAGCATCATCCGAGAAGGCAGAGAAGAGTTTGAAATGGAAATGACGCTGGCTATAGAAGATGCAAATCTTTTCCATGAACTCAGAACTCACATTCAAAGAAGCGGTACTGTCAACGCTACTGGTGGCACAATCATGCTTCACTTCACCAAGCCAGTGACTACTGGCGATTCAGGTGTGACACCAAGTCTAAGAGTAATGATAGACGATTACTACATCACAGAATTACCAATCCCTATGCCCGATGACAAAGGGTTGCTATTTACGACCATGAAACTCAAACCTCAAAATGTTAAAGTAATAAGTGAGGATACAGAGTACCACTGTTAGGAGGATAAAGTATGCCGATGAAAGCATGGATTTCTTTGTCTCCTAACTGCTATTATGCTATTCCTATAGATGATGAAGAAGAAGAGGGCGGAGAGTACCTCTTCGACCCGGAAGCAGGTAAGGCCAGCGATGACCCGTTTGCCCACCTAAAACTGGAGGAAGCCCCCTCTGATGAGGCGGTTTCCGATGCGGAAGTGAGTAAGTATGTCGGAGGAGATGAAGAAGAGTAAGATAACAATAAACGGACAGCCTTTGGAAATAACAGCAAAACGCTTGACATTTTTTGATATACAAGAAGTCGCACCTTTGTTTATAGGTGGAGACTTGAATTTTTCACGCTACTGGCGACATGCATTTTCACGATGGTTAATTTTCCAAGACCCTGACGGTAAATCTATAGAACTTGATACTGAAAACCTGTCACCCGAAGAGGGAGCAGAGTTAACTACGCTATTACCTGACCCTGCTCAGATTATGGACTGGTTAGTTTTTCGGGAAGCGAAGTTGACAACATCAAGCAGTTTGTCCACGGCAAGTTTGTCAACGAGCGACTTCGCTACCAACGAGAAGGGATGGAGTACCTTTTGATGACGCATTACAATATTAGTTTACGGGAGGTCAGGGATTTGTCTATACAAGATGCAAAGCAGTTATTGTACTGGGCACAGTCTATGCATGGTCAAGAAGAGGTGCCCAAAGACGCAGTTTATTTGGGCTACGACAGAGTGCCACCAGTGGAGGGGAGTAAATGGTAGACGGACAAATAGACCCACGCTCTGTAGAGGCTATGGAGAATTTCAAGAACTACAGTAAAGAAGCGCAGCAAAATATGCAATCTTTACAACAACAAATGGACAAGTTCACTAACTCTATGGCTATGACAAAAGGACATACTCAAGACCTAACCGAGGCTTTGAGAAACATCGGTAACACTCAACCATTCCAGCAAATGGAAGAGTCAATCAAAGAAGTACAAAGTGGACTTGAGCAGACTATGAACAGAACTCAAAGCCCTGTCAATAACATGAATCGTGAGCCAGTCAACGCTGTCGCTCAAGCAAACAGTACACCTGATGTCACAGTGAATCTAAGGATAGATGTAAGCGGAGTTACTGACAAAACAGATAAGAAAGCCTTGGCTAAAGAAATCAGTAATATGGTGACAAAGGAACTGAGAAGTAAAATGGGTGGCTCACTAACTCAGAGCGGATTCAATAGGAGTGGTTAGATGGCAGACGAAGGAGAGAGGATGCCTATTAGACTCGTTCAAGAGAACGGCAATACTATCTCCTTGGATGCGACCAGCATAGACATAGTTGTTGAAAGAATACAATCTAATTTCGGAATACCTTTCTTTGATGCGAAAAAGATGGGTATAGACCTTAACCAAGCCCGAGTGGTAATGGAAATACAAGGAGTGATGACAGACGACTTAGGTCAAGAAGAGACATCTAAAGCAACTGCTACTCTCGATTTTTATCAGCCACAGCAAGTAGTCAACTGGGGTCAACCTCTTGGTGGAGGTGGAGGTGGCTTGACATCAGGAGGAATACCTTCGACTTTCAATGTCACATCTGCTTCTGTTGCTGGAATTACTGGACTTACTAACACTGGTTTGACTGGTGGCTTTTCGTCAGGATTCGGAGGGTCAGTGGGCACTGCCCCTGTTGATTTCAAAGACTTCGGTAATAACATCCTAAAATACTGGAACAAGAAATACATAGACTTCCCTGTTGCTTACTGGGTAGAACAATCAGGTGAATTGGGTATACCTGTAACCAATGGGTTGCAGTTGCATCTCAAAGCAGACTCTTTGAGTAGCACACTTAGTAATAACGAAGAAGTAGAGATTTGGACAGACAGCAGTGGCAACGGTAGAAATGTCAACCAAACAAATGCCAATAAAAGACCCAAGTACAAGCGTCTGAACCAGTTTGACAGTTATGTACAGTTCGATGGAGTAGACGACTTTTTGACAGTAGATTATTCTCCCTTCTTGAACTCAGAAGAGTTTACTTTAGTAGTCGCTTGTAAAAACAGCGATAGTACTGGTGTACAGCCAGTCATCACCTCTACTGATGCATCATCTGTCGGTTATAGTTTGGCAGTTAATCGTGGAAGCACTGTAGGTAGATTCCAATGGCAAGGTACGGCCTCTAACACGCTTAATACAGACAGTTCTATTTCTGTAAAAAATGACATACATATCTTTTCAGTAACTATGGAAGATACAGATTCTCCTTCTGATGCAGAATCAGATGCGGTTACTTTCTATGTAGACGGAGTACCTGCCGAGACTACATCCACTGATTTCGCTCCAAACACAAGCGTTTCGTTTGACATAGGTAAAGACGCAAGTAATTTTTTTCAAGGTGCTATTTTTGAAATAGCATTTTACAACAGAGTGCTAACAAGTAGTGAGTTAGAGAGTGTAGAAGGATATTTGGCTCGTAAGTATAACACTAAGATACAGCAAGAAGGTCACACTTACTACGACAACGGCTCTTACAATTACGATACCAAACATGTTCGTTTAGCGTTTGACAGAAGAATGGTGGGTAGCGCAAAGGAGCCTTATGGTTTTCTTAATCAAACAAGAATAATGACTGGTGTCACTATATCTGCTTTAAGTGCTGATAAAAGAACAATTACTGTCACTGGAGGTAGCCCTGACGAATGGTTTGAGTTGACAGAAGGTGACAGAGAATACCGTGTTATATTCCGTAGTTCAACTGGCTCTTGGAGAGTTAGTGGAGGAAGAATATACGAAGGGTTAGTGACATCAGTCAGCGGTAGTCAATTTACCATTGAGTTTGTCAATAAGTCAGGAGGGGCCACTCCTCATTCAGTGGGAGACTCTATTTACATCAGACCAGTTGATTATGGAGATTCACAGTTGTACTCCACTCCACTCAATCCAGTGATGATAATTCCTATCAAAAACGCTGACACATTTGATGAGCAGGCTGCGCCTGAGAAAGCAGTAGGTCCTGAGTTCCCTAATCACGAAGATGGGAGCGCAAGAGACAGTGGTGGAGGCTTGACGAGGACAGACGAATACATCACATATTTACTATCAAAAGCGTTGACTGCTGACTACATTGATTTGAATCGACCAGTAAATGCTCTTGAGGAGACTACTTTAGACAAAGTATTCTCGACTGCGATTACTAACTCTACAAGTGACCATGCCTCTCGTCTAACTATAACGCAAGAGTATGCTTCTTCTTTAGGTAGTCTTTCTGATACAATCAACACTAACTTAGGTGTAGGTCAAATGCCAGTGACTCAAGGTTTCTCAGGTGGCAGAAGCGGTAAGCGTGTCAAGAGTGGAGGCGATAAGATACAAGACATAATCGGTATACTTGGTAACAGTAATAACTACGCTACTAATCCTGATTTGAATTTTGTCACAGATGCTTTGAACATAGGTCTTGATTTCTTGAGCAACCAAATTGGCAACAAAGATACAAGCGGAGATTACATCAGAGGTATACAGGTTCCGTACAACTCTCTTGCCACTAAGGGTAAGAATCAACTTGATACAGAAGTAGCACAGCGTAATTTCTTCTTGACAACAGAGGGCAATACTGCTGATAAATTATCAAGTGCAAATACAGTTCACGCTTCACGCTCATTCTCTCATGTAGTAGAAGGTCATTTGAAAAATGGCATCAGTGGATTGGTGACTAACTTTTCATTCAATCGTGAAGCGGAAATGAAGGCTTATGAATTTAGTTTGAAATTCATAGCAGCAGATATAATATTGTGAGGTGATAAGATGGCAATTCCAATTAAGTTGATAACAGGAGACAACTCAATCACTGTCGATTTGGAAGCACAGAGCATTGATATGTCTATTGATAGGAATGTATCAGCCTTCCCTACGCCTGCTAATATTTTGAAAAGATTTGCAGTAGATACCAACATACCGAGAATTACTATGGAAATAAATGGCATTTTGACAGATGATGATGGCGTTGACATATCAG